AGAATTACAGCATGAACAAACAACCCATGACCCACGAACAACTGCTCGCCACCGTGATGGCAGAATACACCGCCAAGATCAACGCAGAGGAGAAGATCCGCCAGGAGATCCGCCAAGGCATCCGCCCCATCCCTGCTCCGACCACCACCTGGAACATCAGCGACAGACACTAGGGCACAGGGGGCACACTGCCCCCTTTTTCGTGCTATGATTCAGGAGACAACCAAACGAGGGGCAGGGTCGCCCCGATGACGCAAACGGTCGCCACTCCCCCTGCCAACCCATGGGCAGCAAGGATGGGCTCTACCTTCATCCTAGCACGGCGGCGCCGCCTCCCTCAAATCGTGTGCCACCTGGTGAACTGGTTGCAGACCCTCGACAGCGACCCCAAATGGTCTAGGATACGTTCAAGCAGGGGGGGCAACCCCAACCACTCCCCTGCCCCCAGACAATGACTAAGATCATCCCGTCCTCTCGCTTCGCTGCTCTGCTGGGTGACGCCGAGCGGGTCGCTCAGATCCTGATCAACCGCCCCCAGGTGATCGGCGGTTTCCGTGCTGCCCTGCTGCTGAACCTCGCCCAGACCAACCGCCAGGGGCGCCGTGCCCTCCAGTCCTGTGCCAGGGCAGCGAACCGCCACCATGTAGCGGGGAACTTCAACGACCGCGTGTTCAACAAGGCAAGCACCCAGCGCCTCGCCATGTGGGCACAGGATCGCCCATCCGCCGTTTGACCTGCTAGGATAGCAGCAACGGGGGGCACACCACCCCCCACCCAACCCATTCTCTTCTCAAACCATGCCTTCCTTCGTTATCAACGCCGACCCGATCTATCGTTCCTTCAGTGTTGACGAGTCAAGCGCAATCGCCAACGTGGAGATTGATGGCACCTTTGTAGAGATCATCTTCCAGAGCAACACCGAGAAGGCGTATCTGTTCAGCGCCAGTGATCGCTTCGTCGCCTATCTTTGCGCCGTGATTCAGTCACCAGATCTGCTGGGATATTCCCTCGGTTCAGTGATAGCGAAAGCACGCAAGAATGGCGATCTGAATTACATCGAGGACCTCGACAGTTAGTAACACTTAGCGGGGGCGATTGCGCCCCCCAAAGTATTCTTGTTGCGAAACAGTTAGTATAAAGAATAGAACAGTAAATTTTCGTTGATGGTGTAACGAATTGGATCGCCAAGCGGGTCCCATATTTGACCCTCTCTAACCTACAAAAGTATCCAGACGATCGATAAATATTCTTTAGGATCCCTATTTCAAAAAAAATTCCCCCCAAAAAATTTTACCCCAGAAGTCGTATTATGCAACATCGAATCACTCATAAAACAAAAGACGGCACATTGAAAGAACAAGTATTTGATGATTTCAATGAATTTGCCGATAAAATTCAAGACGTAGCAATGGATTATTATGCAGGCAATTTAGAGGTCGGCAATTTAGACGTTGAGACCATTTACACCAATATGATTAGAAAGGAGAAAGTCACTGATGGATATAGTGGATTTGAAGGAAACATTGATTTACTTACAGAAGAAGATTGAACATCTTGAAGCAGAAGTAGCAGGGTTAAAAATTCCTGAGTTGATGTATAAACGCCCTGGAAAAGAAGAACATGAAAACATTGCAGATTTTTTAAATGATGTCGAGATCCGTTTACAAAAGTTAGAATCAAATGACTAAACCGATTGCAATATTTTTTGGAGTTGACAGTGGCGGTCAAGGTTTTTGTAATACGCAACCCGCTCCACTAAAAGCAAAAACCGAAGTAAAAAATACAGTATTTGCAAACAAATCTGCAGTAATGGTTAACGGTGATGTATTGACTCCTGCTCCTGGAATCACGATACCAATTCCAGTTCCCGTTCCTTGCCAAAGTCCACGAATTGCTGTCGCCACAAGCAAGAAAGTGTTTGTAAATAAAAAAAACGTAGCATTACAATTAGATATTTTAAATTCTGCAAATAAAATTAATATTCCAAAAGGTGCGCCAAACGTGGTTGCATCTTGAAAAGTATGGTATAATATATAAGTTCAGATGAAAAAACTATGGCAAAGCGTCCCTCATTTACAACTAAAGTAGTTGTCGAATCAAAACCCAAATCAACCCGTCAGGGTATGGGGAAAAATACGAAGTATTCTGCAACCAGTAGAAACGTAGCTCGCAAAAAATATAGAGGTCAAGGAAAATAATTATACAGCGGCATCTTATGGTGCCGTTTTTTTGTAAAGGGATAGCAACCCCTTTAAAAGTTCTGTTTAATCTTTAAGGAAAAAACAGATGGCAAATTCAAAAATTGATATTGGTGAGGAATTTAAAAAATCGGGGATGACTCTGATATCAGATCCTGCAAGTGATCTTCTTTTAAAAAAAGCAAGTATTATGAAGCATACGACTCCACCTAAAGATCGTTTATCTAGACCTTGTGGAGGAATTGACGGGTTTGATGATTTTGTGGAAAGATTTGAAGAAGGTACATAAATAACAATAAACTTCTTTAGTTGTGGTACAGGTTCAGACATTTAAAGACCTAAATGTAACTTTCAAATCACACCCAGTTACTGGGGATTTGATTGTCAGTAAAAATGAAGCTGCAATTAAGCAAGCAGTTACTAATTTACTACTTACAAATAAGGGTGAGAGATTTTTCAACAATCAACTGGGATCATCAATTTCAACATTTTTATTTGAACCACTTGATGTTGGTACTGCAGCAATTATCAATTCTAATATAACAGAGGTGTTGAAAAAGTATGAACCTCGTATTAAAATAATAGCACTTGATACAACTCCTAATTATGACGATAATGGATTTGACGTTCAACTTGACTTTGAAATTATTGGTAGAGAAGACGGAACATTTAGTATCAATTTTTTCCTAGAGAGAACTCGGTAAATGCCATACGCACAAGTAGCAAATTTAGAATATAGTCAAATCAAAACTGCGTTAAAAGAGTATTTGAGATCTCATACAGATTTCACTGATTTTGATTTTGAAGGTTCTGTGTGGAGTAATTTACTTGACGTTCTTGCATATAATACGTATTATACTGCATTTAACACTAATATGGTGGTAAATGAGTTATTCCTAGATTCTGCGACGTTAAGAGACAATGTAATTTCCATTGCGAAGCAACTAGGGTATAAACCAAAATCTAAAGTTGCTGCTGAAGCAGTACTTAGTTTCAATGTTATTTTTACTGGTGGTACGATACCATCTACAATTTTATTGAAAAGAGGAACTGGATTTATTACAAATTATGATAATAAATTATATCAGTTTGTTGTTCTTGATGATGTTAAAAAAGTTGTAACTGGTACAACTTCATTGTTCGAAAATATAAAATTTTATGAGGGGTCTGTAATCACTGATAATTACATTGTTAATACAGCATTACAGAATCAAAGATTTATACTTAACAATCCTGGAATTGATACAAATTCAATTATTGTAAAGGTGTATGGTTCGAGTTTGAATTCAACATTTGAGTATTACAACCCAGTAGACACTATTTTAGATTTGACGCCAACCACAAAGGGTTATTTTATAAACGAAATTGAAGACGAGCGTTATGAAATTTTCTTTGGAGATGGAATTTTAGGTCGAGGTTTGCAGAATGGGGAAGCTGTTGAGATTTCATACTTAGTAACAAGCGGATCAAGCACGAATGGCGCAAAAACATTTACATTCAATGGTGTGCTGCTTGACGAGGATGGAAATAATTATATAACCGTAGTTAATAATGTTTCAACAGTTTCCGCAGCAAGCGGAGGTGCTGACATTGAATCTATCTCAAAGATTAAATATAATGCGCCAAAGTTTTATAGTACACAAAATCGTGCAGTAACAGCAACAGATTATGCTGCCATTGTACGTAACATTTATCCTGCAATTTCAGACATTATTGTATTTGGTGGCGAGGACGCAAAACCACCAGAATATGGCAAAGTAAAAATTGCAATTAAACCAGAGAATGCTGCTTCTTTATCTCTGTTTACAAAAAATAAAATCATTACTTCTCTGAAATCATATTCTGTTGGTTCCGTTATACCAGAAATTGTAAACCCATCAATTTTGTATATTGAATTAACATCTGGTATTTTTTATAATAGCAAAGTAACAACGGCATCGCCAGAAACTATTCGCAAAAAAGTAATTACTGGAGTTGAATCCTATATTGCTACAGCAGACATTGAAAAGTTTGGTGGTAAGTTTAGATATAGTAAAATGGTTGGTGTAATAGATGACGCCGATCGTTCAATTAATTCTAACCGCACAACGGTTATGATGCGTAAGGATTTTTATCCTGGAATCAACTCTACATATTTTTATGAGTTGTGTTTTAATAATATGTTTGATTATGATGGCGACGTATCTCCAGTAATGTCATCGACTGGGTTTGTTGTCAGTGAATATCCAACATTTACAGTATATTTGGAGGATAGAGGCGGTAAAATCATCCTATATAGATTAGATTCTTTAACTGGCGATAAAATAATTGTCAATGATTTTGTTGGCGATATTAAGTATGATTCTGGCGAGATTATGCTTTACGATCTAACAATTATTAAGGGTAGTTTTTTTGATAATAAAATAGAAGTTAGAGTGAGACCAAAATATAATGATATTGTTGCATTAAGAGAGATGTATCTTGATGTTGATATCACAAATAGTAAATTTACTGCACTTCAAGAGTAATATAGATGGCTCAAGTATCCAGAAAAATTTCTGCTCTTATTGAGGAACAACTTCCAGCATTTGTTTCAACAGAGTATGAAAATTTTACAAAACTTTTAGAAAGATATTACGAGCATCTAGAGAATCAAGGCAATCCTCTTGATATTATTAATAACATTACAAAATATGCAGATATTGATTATTATGAAGAAAATTTATTAACTCAATATACTTCTTTAACATCAAATGTATCTTCTTCGGATACAACAATTTATGTTGAAGATACAGCATCATTCCCAGAAAAGAATGGATACATTAAAATTGATGATGAAATTTGTTTTTATAAAAGTAAAACATCCACATCATTTAATCAAGTTTCTCGCGGTGTAAGTGGTAACGTAACTTTAGGTGATTTGTATGACTCAACAGAGTTTGTAACAACTGCCGCTGCGCCTCATGAAAACGCAAAACTTGTTTACAATGTTAGTAATTTATTTTTGTATGCATTTGTCAAAAATTTTGAATCACAATATCTAAATACATTTCCAGAAAAATATTTAAAGGGTCAGATAGATAAAAGAACTATAATTAAAAATATTGGAGATTTTTATAGTTCTAAGGGAACTGATAAATCAATCAAATTTATTTTTAATTCATTAATATCAAGAGAAGCAGAAGACGTTCCAGAAATTTATTATCCGAAAGATTTTACATTAAAATCTTCAACAGCAGATTGGATTACAACTTATTCTTTAAAGGTAAAAGTTTTATCTGGAACTCCAACTGAAATTATTGGCAAAAAAATAATTCAATCTCTTGATGAAAATAGACCAAATATGCTTTATGCATCTGCAATCATTGATAATGTCATTTTTAGAGGCACAGTAGATGGTGAAGATATTTACGAAATTATTCTTGATCCCGCCAGCGTAAACGGAACATTTGAAGTTGCCGCAAAAACAGTTTTAAAAAAACAAATTCTTGCTTCTGATGGAATAGGTAAAAAAATTAATGTATTTTCTACTTTGGGGTGGAAGGAAAACCTCGGTAGAATTTTAGTAGGCAATGAAGTAATACAATTTAATGAAAAGAGTGTAAATCAATTTTATATTGAAAGGCGCTCAGCAGTAACTACACATGTGGTTGGTTCAAAAGTTTACAGTTACTCAACAGTATCTTGTGACAACGTAAATTTCTTAATTTTGGGTATAATTTATAATTTAAATGTAAAGAATCCTGCCCCATACTCACTTAACGAAGAAAAAATACAATTTACTCCTCCTGGGTTTGAAACTGCAGATCCAATTATAACAAATCAGTCAACAAATGCAACTAGATGGATTATAAATGAGACAAATGCTGTTCCTAATGCGGCGCTAAATCCGATTATTCAATCTGCAATATCGGACATCATTTCTGATGTGTCAGCAATTTTTGAAGACGATCAATACTATTATATTTGTTCCTCTGGATTACCATCTCACCAATTTTTAACAGCAAGCGAAACAAGAATACCATCAAGCGAAAAAATACTGCGCTTGATAAGAAAGGTTCCAACAACAACCACGGAAGTATACCCAACAACAACTTCAGATATTGGAGTGTTTGTAAATGGTACACTTGCTTTTGGGTACAGAGATGAAGAATACGTATCCTCTGGTAAAATTACAAAAGCCACAATTATTAAAAAGGGAACTGGGTATAAAAAACCTCCATATGTGTTAATTAACAATTTACCAGGTAAAGCGTCTTCTGTTTTAGCAGGAGAGGTTCTTCAGGATATTAATATTGAAACACAAGAATCATTTACTAGTATTCCACAAGTTACAGTTACTGCTGGAAGAAACGCTGCTGTAAGAGCAATTGTAACCAGTGGAAAAATTACTAGTTTACAAATTGATAACCAAGGTGAATATTATTCTTCTCCGCCAGTAATTGTAATTACAGATCTATCTGGGAGAGGTAAATTTGCAGATTATAAAGCAATCATATCATTAGATGGTAAATTAATTGATTTTGAAAAGATTTCCGAGGGAAAATTTTATACTCAAGAAAATGTTGTTGTACAAGTTATTGAAGATGCAAGATCAACCCCTTCTACAGTAGAAGTTGATATTAAAAGATGGATAAAAAATAGAATTGCAAAAACAAAGTTATCTGTTGACGATAACAACGGAACTTTGTTTGAAACTTTTAGCACAAGACAATCAACGGCAAAAAAATACATTTACGGTACAGTAGCAAACCCAAGGCGTTTAAGAGTAGGTCTTGGTGATAATCTATCAAGTACCTTTGTAGAACCAACTACAAAAACACACTCTCCAATATTAGGATATGCTTACGATGGCAATCCAATATATGGTCCTTTTGCATATTCAAATCCTCTCGACTCTTCTTCATCTATAGTGAGAATGCAAAGCGGGTATACTTTAAAAAGTTCTAGAGTAGATGGACCCCCAATTTCTCAATATCCACTTGGATCTTTTATTGATGATTACGAATATGTAAATACTATATTTTCTTCAAAATCTAGATTAGATGAAAATAATGGAAGATTTTGTATTACCCCAGATTATCCAGATGGTGTCTATGCATATTTTATTACTATAAATTCTTTAAACACTCCAATATTTCCGTATATTATTGGTCAAAATTATTATTCTCTTCCTGTTGATTCAAATTATAATTCGCCAATATCTCAAGATAACTTACCTAAAGAAAGTAAGAGATTAAGAACTGCTGGTATTCAAAAAAACGGCGATGAATTTGTTGGTATTGTTGATTTATCTTCTAACGGTGGCATTTCTGATGTAGACATTCAAAATTCTGTAGATTCTTTTTCTGTTGATTGTAAACTGTTTATTAATAATCAAAATACATCTGGTTTTGATGCTGCGGCATCAGTATCTTCTGTATATGGTAAGCAAGTCGAATCTATTGAATGTAAACAAACAAAATCACTAAAAATTGAAGCATCTGAAAACGTTTATCTTTTTGAAAATGATTTTATTCGTCAACCAATAACGTCTGCTGTTGGACAGTTAATTGGCAATTCCTTTAATACAAATTCATTTATTTTGAGAAACGTTATTGGATCATTTGACAAACAATCGCCAATAAATGCAGATATTAATGTTGTCAATATTTTAGTAGATCAAAATGCATCATATACGGTCAATTCTCAAGTTGAATTAACGGATTCAATTAATCCTGCTGCAGCAACTGGCATCATATTAGAGAATACTTCAAATCAAAATTCTTTGAAGGTGAAGGTTTTATCAGGAACTTTTGCTGTAGATAATACTAAATTTATAAAAAGTAATAATTTATTAGATACTGTTGGTTCCAAAATAATCTCAGTATCTTCTTTAAGTAAAAACATAAGTATTAATACATTAGACGATAAAATTGCCATCGTCAAGACATCTTCTCCCCACAATCTGACTGTCGGAGACCAAGTATCTGTAGATATAAACCCCAACGATTCTACAACACAAACCACTTATTATGTGCGTAATAGATATTATCAAAAACTTATCTTATCTTCGCCATCTGTCACTTCTCAAATTACTGATACTGGCGTGGGATCTTTTGATCTATTAAACAGTGGAGATGCGTATACTACAAACGTTTATCCAAATGTAGAGTTGATATTTGTAGACCAAACAAAAGCGAGAAAAAATATTGGGAGAACAGGTGATGTTAAAAATGCAAAAGCCACTATAACTGTCTCTACTGGTGGGAAAGTAACTAGCGTATCAATTACTTCAAAAGGTTATGATTATAAAAAAGGAGATATATTAACAGTAACTGATGCATCTTTATTAAGATCTTCTACAACTACCAATACTCAAAGATTACGACTTCAGGTAGATCATGTTGGATTCTCTTTATTCAATACATCATTATCTGTTAGTGATCTAACAGGAATATCTATAAATGATATTTTAAAAATAGGTAATGAATTAATTCGAGTTACAGCGATTACTCCCGCAGAAAAAAAATTAACGGTGTCTCGTGGTATATCGTCTACAATTCCCACAAATCATTATAATAATGCAGAGATTACACTAAATTCAAATATTTACCGCTTTACTGTTGGATCTAGACCTTTAGGATCATCTTCAAATGCACCGTTTGTTCATTCTTATGATAGTAGTAAAAAAGAGTTAATTTTAAGGTATAATTACACAACATCTACCCCGTTGTCTATAGTACAAAGCAGTTCTTTTACTGATTCAAGTACTCCCGCAAAACAAGTAAAAATTTCTGATGTTTATGATGCAGAGTATTTGTTAGAATTTTCTACTGACAATACAAATTTTGTAACAAATCCTGTTTTAGATGTTCAAAAATATTACAAATACAAATTCGATACTAGTCATTCATCAATGACTGGAGTATACTTGAATTTTTCTCCCAGCATTAATTTTAATATTGCTACTACAGAAAAACAATCTTCTGATATTGAACCAGGATTACTAAATTCTAATATTATATTTAAATTGGGGTTTGGATCATTATCAAATTCAAATTCTTTTACTAAAAAATATCCAGTCAAATACTCCAAATATTATTACTTTGCAAAATCATCAATTAAAAAAATAAATTCACAATCTTCTTATTTAAATGTTATTGAGGATTCGCTATCTGGTACAAAAAGTATTATATCCACAACTAATAATAGATTTGTTTACAAAATAGATTCTTTCCCGCAGTATGATGGGTCTGGCAATATTTTTTATACAACAACCTCTAAATTTGCAATAGGTAAAATAAATTCAATTTCTATTCAAAATTTTGGGTTAAATTATACTAGGATTCCAATCGTTGAGGGAGTTTTTGTTGCAACTGAAAATTCTGCAACATTATCTGTAAATTACAATCCCATCGAAAAAAATATAAATTCAATTTCTGTTGTTTCTTCTGGTAGTAATTATTCAAAACCAAAGGCTGTCGTTACTGATGGAAATGGCGCTGATGCAGTTTTTGATGTTGTGCATGGTGGCGGAAAAATATTAAATGTAGTTGTAAAAAATAAAGGGAAAAATTATACTTTTGCTCCTACTGTTAAAATTATAGAAACAGACGTAAAATTATTTTTTAAATCTACCAGTATTGGCATTCCACAATCTGTAAAAATTATATCGAATGGTTCTTCTTTCCATGCCGATAAATCGTTGCGATCGGATTACATAACAAATTATAATATATTTGTTAAAAATCATGACATAGACGCTTTTTCTGCTGGAGAAAAAGTGGTGCAAAGAAAAGTTTTGGGCGGAGTAGTTCAAGAAGTATTTTCTGGATATGTTTCCAAGTTTGGGTGGACTAAGGGTAGTAATCTGTTAAAACTAGAAAAAATTTCTGGAACTATTGATAAAAATTTATTACTATACGGAACATCAAGACAAAGAACTGCTAATATAACAGAATTTTATTTTTCATCTTTTTCTGAAGATATTAGAAGTTATTTTGATAACTATGGGACATACAATTCCGAAAAGGGTAAACTTGGCGCATCTTCTCAAAGAATCATTGACTCATATTTTTACCAGGATTATTCATATGTTGTAAAATCAAGAACGGCAATTAATGTCTGGAGAGATTTAATAAAACAAACAACTCATCCAGCTGGGTTTAAACTATTTGGAGAGATTATTATAGAAAGCGATGCTGTTGGAAAAATGAGTTCCTCTGCATCGTTCCAAAACATATCTCATATAAACCTTGCCCCCAAAACAGTTTCTGTTGTTGGCACTCGAAAATTTGTTACGCAAAATATCATATCTACAGATTCTTTAAACATTGAACGTGGAGTTGGATCAGTATTTCTTAATACTTATGATAATTCAGAAACTATTGCTGGAGAAATTATTTTAAGTGCGCCATTTAATGGTAACTTTAATCCTCGCACTGGTCAAGTTGAAGGTACAAAAATATTTAATTTACTAGATAAAAAAACTGGGTTGGCAATAACTCCATTTAATGCTCAGCAATTAATAGTTACTTTAGACGGGATTATTCAAGAACCAGGACTTGCATATAGAGTTTCTGGTTCTACAATTATATTTGACAAGCCCCCATTTGGTCCAAGAGTAGTAGAAAATCAATCTGTTAATGCACAAACTTTTTATTGTAAATTTATAAAATTTAAATCAAATACTTTTAATTCTCGATATCTGAGAAAATTGAAATCTATTGATTCTTTATTTGATGGCGTTACCTCATCATTTGATTTGTATTACGATAACGGATCAATAGTAAAAACAGAGTCAAATGAAAATCTTATAGTAACTTTAAATGGTGTCCTTCAAAAAGCAAAACGAGAAAAAGATATTCCTTTTGGTAATTCATATTATATTTTAAGAAGTCCAAATCCATTAATAACAGATAAAATTATATTTTCTTCTGCTCCTATTAACCATGAGGATTTGTATACATCTCCAGAAAAAGAAATTGATGGATCCGAAAAATCATTTATTTATTCTGTTGGTAATTATACTCGCTTGACAATACCAAAAAAATTAATTAAGTTTAAAGGTGGCGGTCCCTTCTTGCTAATTGATGAAGTTACTAAAAAAGTTGTTAACGTTGATGATCCAAAATATGTCCTTGTTTTTGTAGACGGAGTTTTGCAAAGAGAAATTGAATCATATGTCATTACTGGATCATTAATAACATTTACCAACAGATTAAATTATTCTATATTACCAACAGGAGAAGAAACGACAGCAGATGTTTCTATTTTACTTTTGTATGGTAGAGAGTTAGAAAAAACAATAACTCTAAATGATTTTGAAACTTCTTGTTATTATAACATTACAGAATTGACTATTTCTGGATCTGGTTCTTATAATAGTTTCAAATCTTATTATGGGAAAAAATCAAACGGTCCCGTTTGGGTATATCAAGATAATAATATTTTTGGAAAAATTTTATATGATGAAAAAATTAGCGCGTCTGACTGGAAACTAACTATTACTTCTAATAACAATATTGCTTACAATAGTTCTATTCCTTTAAAATTTTCATCTAATTCTAATTTAAAATTACCAGAAGAATTTTCCTTATCTGGAATATCTGTTTTAATTTCATTTGAAAGAGATGCTGATGGGTCTCGTGTATTATCTAGAGAAACAAATCGTTATTATTATAGATCTTCTTTACAAGATCGTATTTGGAACGAAACTAAAAGATTGGTTGCAAATATTTTGCCAGGGGATAAAATTAAAATAGATGGCGAAAATGATTACAGACAAATTAAATCTATTCCATCTAAAGTAAAATCAAAACAATTCAATATCAATCAACAAGTTTCTTCTGAAATTTACGCAAAAATTGGCGTATCAAATTACAATGATATAATTAGAGGCGAAGGATTAAGTGTAACAACTAGAGTTAAAAATGGAAAGGTTACTGAATTAATTTGGAACAAAAGAGAATTAGATTTATATTTTAAAAATGGCACTTTACTTCAACCAACTGCTTATCAATATTATACCAATCCAATACTTCAGTTCGTCCCAGAAAATGAATCTGGTGGTGGAGCAAAAGGAGAAGTAATTATTTACGATGGTCAAGTTATTGATGTTGTTTTAATTAGTGGGGGATCTGGTTATACACAACCACCAAAAGTTTTTGTTGCTAGAGGATACGACATTATCAAAGAAAATAGAAAAATTGATAGTGTAGTTTTAGTTAGTGCCGCAATCTCTATTAATCCAACTTTAGTAACAATATCTTCAATAATTGATGTTTATAGCAATGTCAGCGTTCATACTTACTATACTTCCACGCCACTAGTAACTCCAGCAAATGCTAGTAAAATTATAACTATACAAGTTTCTAGTTTAGAAAAAGTACGTACAGTCAATTCGTCTTTACAACACATTTCTAAATTGAGTGTTGAAGCTAACGTTGATAGTATTTCTAAAGTATCTTTAATTCATAAAACAAAAATTCAATCTATAGTTCCAACTATAACTACCACGTCTTCGACCGAAAGATTACTTTCTATGGTTGGTGGTGTCATAGATTATCTAGAATTAGGAACAAATAATAATGAATTTTATTCTCTAGGGAAACTTGGTAATACAGTTTATAACTTTATTGATAATCTTAATAATGATACTGGTATTGCTAATGTGTCTGGGTATTCAATAGACATACTTGAAAGACATGTGGATTTAGGTACTATTGCAAATTATGATTTAAATCTGCCAAGAAATAATACCAGTGTTACTACAACTGGACAAATAATAAATTATGGAGTTCCAACTCTAAATGAATATGGAATGTTCTTGGATTCTGCCTTAAATACAACAGATACTACAATATATGTTGCAAATACAGATATTTTCCCCCCAAGTGGCAAGTTACTTGTCGGTAGTGAGGTTGTTTATTATGCTGGCAAATCGTTTGGTGTTTTTACAGGAGTTATTAGAGGTTACAACAATACAACTCCACAGTCGCATCCTGCAGGTCAATATTTGAGAACTTGCAGTTGACACTATAAATATAAATAACTCAGAAATATTCCCCCCACAGAGATTTTAGATGGCAGCCATAATTTCAGAAAAATTTAGAATTTTTAATGCTCAACAGTTTTTAGAATCTTTAACTGAAGGCACTACTGATGCTGGTCCCGATAGAAGCAGAATGTATTTCTTTATTGGTAGACCACAACGTTGGGATGCTTATGTAGAAATTTTTAACCAGGGGTCTGGGGTAGGAGCTCCTGTCCCATTCCAACCTGGGGATACGGTTTATGTTGGTACGTCTTATGCAACACTGACATTTAAAGCAACAGTTAGAGCAGTTTACCCAAATAGTTTACTTCTTTTTGGAGTTGGTCCTACCACATCTTCTGCTCCTCTTGCAGGATCAACATTAAAAGGTTATCTGGGAACATCTGACACTGGTGCTCAGGCAATCACTGGCGTTTATAGATATGCTGACGAAAACGTGCCGCCAGTTCCCTTAGATAACCAAGAAGAATTAGTTTCTCTTTATAGAGAAATTATAGCGGCAAAAAGAATTACTTCATCTTACGCAAGATCTGTTGTTAGAAGGTATAACTGGGATTTAGTTGCAAATCCAAAGTATGACATGTGGAAACCAGATTATTCATCTACCCCCCTTGGAGGAGGGCAGATTGGTAAACAATCGGCAACTGGTGCTACTTCAATTGCCCAGGCAAAATATTATGTTATGAATAGTAATTACGAAGTATTTAAATGTTTGTATAATGGTGAATCGCCAGCAGATCCAGCTGGAAAAAATGCTGCGTTTGAACCAAAAACTAATCCATCTGCTGGACAGGGAACTTACAGTGGAGCACTTGGAATTTATTCAGAACCTACAGGATCATATATTTGGAAGTATTTGTTTACAATTCCAACTGATGACGTTTTAAGATTCCTTTCAACCGATTTTATGCCTATAGTTGAGAAAACTAATGCGTCTAGAGTTGCTACAGAAACTCTTGCTGTAAATGGCGCAATTTCTCATGTTCTTATAAGCGCAATCGGCGCTAATCATACAAACGGAACCTACTATGCTCCAGTAGTTGGAAATGGTAGTGGTGGTAAGGTGCAAATTATTATCTCTGCTGGTAAAGTAAATACTGTTAGTGTAAGTCAGTACGGAACTGGTTATACCTATGGATCTGTTGAATTAATTAGTGGTGTTCTTGCCACCGCCACTACATCGGCAAGAGGTCTTTTCACAGATGCTGCACTTACATCTCCAGCTACTGTTAATGTCAATGCAACTGGTTCTCTGGAGGTAATAATGTCTCCATTGGGTGGTCATGGTTCTGATATGGAACAAGAGTTAAACGCAAAAAGAGTTATGACAAACATTCGTTTGACTCAAGTAGAAAGTGCTGGTGATTTTCCTATAGACAATGATTTTAGAAGAATTGGTTTAATTAAAGATCCATATGAGTTTGGAACAACAACTTTTGCTACTGCAGAAACTTTGAATGGGTTGAGAGCAGTAAAACTTACTGGAGCAACAGCAAATTTCACCCCAGATGAAACTATTACTCAAACTGTAACTAGTGGACTTGCTAAAGGTACTGTTGTTTCTTGGACTTTGGATAGTGGTTCTACAACCGTGGGAGTTCTCAAGTATTTCCAATCTCCAGATCTTCACACTGACAACGGAGTGGTAAAACAATTTGAAAATAATCCAGCAAACCCAATTACTGGTGATACCTCACTTTCACAAGGATCTGTGGACAACACATTTTCTTCGTCTACTGGTTATCTTGGTGTTACATTTTCAAATGGTTTAGCTTCTCCAGAAATTCAACCAAATAGTGGAAACGTAATTTATGTTGAAAATAGAAGATTAATTACTAGAGCAGCAGATCAAATTGAAGATATTAAATTGGTTATTGAATTCTGATTTTTATTAATAACAAAATTACAAAATAGATCAAAATGCCACAACAGACGAATCTTAGTGTATCTCCATATAATGACGATTTTAAAGCTAGTAAGAATTTTTATAAACTCTTGTTTAGACCTGGGTATTCAATCCAAACAAGGGAACTAAATTCTATACAATCTATTTTACAAAATCAAATTGAGAGTTATGGTAAATATCAATTTAAACAGGGAGATTTGGTAGTACCAGGAGAAGTTTCTCTAAACACTAGATTAGATTATGTAAAACTATCTTCTGTTTCTGAAGTTGCAGTTAATGTAGATGGGGAGATCGTATTTAAAAAATATGACATTAAGACGTTAGTTGGACAAAAAATACAGGGTGTTACATCTGGTGTTATTGCGTCTATTTTGGCAGCAGAATATGCTACAGAATTTAGTTCTGATGTTTTGTATATAAACTACATTTCTAGTGGTGATGCATCTGACGAATCTACTTTTAGGCAGGGAGAAACTCTTGAAGTAGTTGGCGGGATTAATACACCATTACTTATTGTGGGAACGGATGGAAGCGTTTTGCCTACATCAATAGAAGTTGTAAACCCAGATACAGAAGCAAAATCTTTTGTAGAAAGCAGAGCAATGGGATTTGCTTCTGGAATAAATGTTCAGGAAGGAATTTATTTTGTTAATGGGTATTTTGTAAGAAATAATGCAGAACTTTTAATTATAGACAAATATTACGATCAACCTTCCGCAAAAGTTGGATTTAAAATTGTTGAGGAAATTATAACACCAGAACAAGATGCTTCTTTGTATGACAATTCAATTGGAAGTTCAAATCAATCTGCTCCTGGAGCACATCGTTTAAAAATTTCCCTAGTTCTACAAAAATATAATTATAATCAAGATACAGATAAGAACTTTATTCAAATTTTATCTGTAAAATCTGGCGTAATTCAAAAACAAATAAAACCATCAGATTACAATTTATTAGAATCAACTTTAGCTAGGAGAACTTATGATGAATCTGGTGATTATGTTGTTGATAATTTTCAAATTGAAATAAGAGAATTTTATCAAAAAAATAATAACTTAGGCGTATTTACATTAGGAAAAGATGGTCTTGTTAATAATCTCCCCCCATCGGAGGCAGAAAATAAATTAATTGCTACGATTGGGGCTGGGAAAGCATATGTTAGAGGATATGAAATAGTAAATAAAGAAACAAAATATATTACTTTAAACAAAGCAAGAGACACTTTAACTAAAGATAATCTCACATTAAAAACTAAGGGCGTTTCATTATTTAAGATTACAAATTTACACGGATCAATTCCATTAAATGATGAGGGTTCTGAGGTAACTTCTACTCCAAATATATTTTTAAATTCTGTATTCAATGATGGATCGATTGGGTTAAATAATACAGAACCATCTACTGGTTTAAAGCAAACAACTTCTAGACGAGGGACTGGATTTGGAATCGATGATGCCATTAAAACCATATACATTGATGTTACTAACACCACAACTACACTAGGATCAATAACTGCGGCGACTTTTAGCACTATTTTAGATGATATATGGTTTATTAAGACAAGAACTGGATCAACTCCAGAATCTGTTGATTTTGCTATACCAATTTCTTTTTCAAAAGTAAAATTAACAACAATTGATAGCACTAGAACTTTTCTAGAGTTGACATTACTTGGCAAAAAAACTCTTTTAGATTTATTTTTAAAAGAGTACGATGATTCTGGTGGATCAAAACAAAGAGAAATATTTCTATCAAGATCCGATGCACTTGCTAATACTAATAAATTCGGTCACATAGTTTCTTATAATGAAATTATCACCCCTGTTATTGGCATTGCTAAACCAAAAAATCTTTCTTTAATTGAAAGAGGTGAGGGGTTTGATCAAAATACTGATATCGTAATTTCCAAAGGAAAATTAACTGACGGAACTTCAGCTTATAATTCAACTTTTGGATTTAATTATTTCAATCCAGTATTTTTTACTCGATTACTTTTAGATAGTGTCGTACCACAAGATAATTTTGTAAGTCAAAGATTTACTACTGGTAAATATATTACAGGTTTGACGAGCGGGGCGTATGCTGTTATAGAGGGATCCTCAACAACTTCATACTCTACTGGTAATATTCTATTTGTAAATACTTTATATGGAACTTTTGTTCCAGGAGAAAGCATTGCTGACGAATCTGGCAATGTATTACGTATAGCTAATGAAAACACAATTTCTCATTTTATTGTTGAGGCAAGAGGATCTGGTTACACATCTCCTGTGGTATTACTAGACGGTGTTAGGTATGACTCTTCTTCTATAGAAATTTCTACAGAGGGCAGTAGCATTTTTAAAGTACTAATTAAAAATAGAGATTCTGTTCAAACAAGTTATTCTCAACCACCAGTAGTAACAATATCTTCTTCCAGTACACCAGGAGCATCTGCTTCAATTATACCAGTTTTAAATAGAAATACTGTTTTAACATATTCTCCACAAAACGTTAAATCTTTCTATTCTACATATGGTTCTGGAAACGCATATTCGTTTACAGCAGATATTGATACAAACAAATCAAAATACTATGAATCAAAAATAGTTGCTGACAATACTTTTTCTGGATCTGAGGGAAATAAATTTTTAGAGTGCTCCGCTTTTGGAGGAGATGCATCCAAAGATTTAGTCCAAGGCGACGTAATTATTTTTACTGATACTTTGGGTAAAACCATAAAATCTATAGTTCAATATGCTACAATGCCAGATGGGGTTAAAAAATCAAGAATTTATTTAGATTCTTCATTACCTGCTTCTATTGTAAATGCGTCGGTGTTAAGAATTAGACCAGCACTAGAGAATCTGTCTTCTTCTTTAATTTTACCCACTGGTAGTAAGCAAGTAACTTCTTTGATTAAAGATTCTTCTGACTCTAGATTAAAATATCATATTAGAAGAAATTTTGTGACTACAGGATCTTCAAGTGGTGGGTTACTTACTTTTGCTGCTCAACTAGAATTTGGTACTCAACGTTTTGTTTCTTACGATGAAAGTAATTTCTTAATTACGGTACTGGATAGGGGATCTGCAAGAAATGTTCAAAATGGAGATATTCTTTATATAAAACCATCATTTATTAATACTGTATCTTCCTCATCTTCTACTACTGGAGTAACTGCTGGTAGCGTAACCATTACATTACCAAATAATTTCTTTACTGATTCTAGTGGTGTTGCAATTACAACAGGATTCCCCAAGTTAAAATTATCTGCAACAATAGAAGTTAGTAAAGCAAAACCAAGATTAAAAACTTCTGTATCAAATAAAAGAATTATAGTTGTTTCTGCAGGAGATAAAGTTATCCCTTTAAGGGGGCAAGATTACGATACAGAAGAAGTTGAAATTTATTCATATTCTGATGTCTACCGTTTAAGATATGTTTACGAAGGATCATCAACTAATCCCCCAACAGTAGATACAAATGGCAATTTAATTTCTGGAACTGATGTTACTAGTAGATTCACTTTTGATGATGGTCAAAGAGATACACATTACGATATATCTAGATTAGTATTAAAACCAGGATCTTCGTCGCCTACGGGTCAACTTGTAATTGCATTTGATTATTTTGACCATTCTCAGGGTGATTTTTGTACGGTAGATTCTTATTTGCATGAGGCTGGAGTTGGTTCAGATGAAATTCCATCATTTAATTCAACTGTTTATGGGAATATTTCATTAAAAGACGTTATTGATTTTAGACCAAAAGCGGACAATTCGGTTATTATTTCTGGGTTCCAAGATTCAACTTTATTGGCACAACAAGATTATGTAAGTTTTAGAGGAGCGGGTGGGGTGTTTTCATCAACTCCAGCATCGGATAACTCTTTAGAGTATACTATATCTTACAGCGAAAAACAATACTTGGATAGAATTGATGCGATCTTCTTGGACAAAAAGGGAAAATTTGTTGTTAAAGAAGGCAACTCGTCTCTAAGTCCAACAAAACCAGATTTACTTGATGATGCAATTGTATTGGGATATGTTTTTATCCCAGCATTTACGCAATCTAGTAAAGATATTCGTATAACACCAGTTGACAACAAGCGTTATACGATGAGAGATATTGGTAAATTAGAAAAGCGTATAGAACGTTTAGAATATTATACCACACTTAGCATCTTAGAGCAACAGGCATTAAACATGCAAGTGAAAGATGATATTGGATTAGATCGATTTAAAAGTGGATTTATAGTAGATAATTTTGAAACTCATAGAATTGGCAACTTAACTTCAATTGATTACAGATGCGCTATAGATACGCAGCAGGCGGTGCTGCGCCCTCAAGTTAAAGAAGACAGTTTATTACTCCAAGAAGTAATAACAAGAAAAGATGAAAGAACTAATGCTGGTTATGTTAAAAATAATGATGTAATTACACTGCCTATATTAAGAAATACAAAACTTCTAGGGAATCCCAACGCTTCTAAAACACTAAACCCAAATCCATTTGTTTTAGTTCAATATGTTGGTGATTTAAATATTTCTCCCAATATTGATCAATGGTATGATACTTCAATTGCACCACTAATTTCTGATAGCAATACAAATTTATTTTCAATTTATTCTGTTGCTGATGTAAAAAATTCGTTTGCTTCTTTTTATAATTCTTTTGTTGTCACTTGGATTGGCGCAAATAGGTCATTCTTTAATATTTCTTCTTTTGGAACTTCATCCAGTACAACTGCAACAGCATCAGTTACAAAAGCTTCTATTAGTAGTACATCAAATATCAGTCCTCAAAATAATGAAACTGCCCAAGGAGTGTCAGTAAATTCTTCTGGAAAAAATTCAGTAATTTCTTCAATTACTTATTATACAAGAAGTATTCCAATTAAATATAATTTAACAAGGATGAAACCATCTACAAGATATTATGTTTTTATTGATCATATAGATGTAAATAGGTGGGTAAATCCAGACATAATTTACACAGGAATACCAGGAAATTCTCTATCAGTATTCAGTTCTAAAATTACAACAGATTTAAGTGGGAATGCTAGCGGTATTATTTTAATTCCCGCTGGGTATCCTCCGATTGAAAATACAACGTGGACTGGAGATGTGAACACTATGTTATATGATGATACTGCAAAGGTAGTTAGATTCCCAACTGGGATTAAAACAATTCGTTTTACATCTAGTTCAACAGATGCTGATACAAATTCTGTAGAAAGTTATGCAGAATCAAAATTTTATGCCGTGGGTTCGTTACCAGAAAATCCATCTAGCATTGTTTCAACAGTTCCTGCTATTTTTAAAGCAAACGAAGGTGTTCAAATTGTTGATACCGTTACAAGCAATAAAGAAAAACCAAGTCCTCTTTCGCAAACGTTTAAAGTTGAAAATTTTGAAGGCGGTGTTTTTGTAACAGGGATGGATTTATTCTTTGAACAAAAAAGTTCTACCATTCCTTTAAGAGTATATTTGACAAACGTTGATATTGGCAAACCAGGAAAATATATTGTTCCTGGAACAGAATCTGTATTATTGCCCAATACTTATTTAAGAGTAATTGTAAGTTCGCAAGTTTCTCTAACTATAAAAGAAGAAATTAAGGGATCTAAATCTGGTGCTTTTGGACCGTTAGATTCTGTGCTTGATAAAAATAACGTTGTAGTTGCTCCCACATCTACTGGGTCAGTTACATTGAATAACGATCAGGTTTATACTTTAGTTTTAAGTAATAACAATGGCATATCTTTTGTAGAAGATGAAGTATTAACTATTGCTAGCGTTACAAAATATAACGCCGCAACTGCTTCTTCAATAGCAGTAACCATTGTAAAAGATTCTGGTAAAATTGTAGATTTAAAAATTAAATCTGTTGGATCCAATTATGAAAGTGCTGTCCTATTAATTGAAAGTCCCCAATTGCCAGGAGGAAGTACTGCAACAGCAACTGTGGATGTTTCTGGTGGCAAAGTATATAATACTGGCATATCATTATCTGGAAGTAGATACACAAGTCCACCAGCGGTCACTGTACGGGGTTCTGGGACTGGTGCAAGCGGTGCTGTTATAGAATCTATCATAGAAATAGATACCCCCGCAGTGGTCATGGGAATCGCCGTAGACGATACTGTAGCGAAACCATCAACAACGCCAACAAGATTTAATTTTAAACATCCAGTTTATTTACAAAATAATACTGAATATTCATTTGCCGTAGAAACTGATTCTACCGACTATAGGGTATGGGCATCAAAATTAACAGATAAAGATGCAGCAACTGGCGTCGCAATCACTACTCAACCTTCTTTGGGTTCAGTTTATAAATCTCAAAATACTGATTCCTGGACAGAAGATTTATTTGAAGACATTAAATTTACTCTATATCGTGCAGAATTTGATATTTCTAGAACTGCTAATTTATATCTAACTAACGCAAATCTGGGATATGAAAAATTATCTTTAGACCCTATTGAGACATATGCGTTAGCAAATACTAATGCTACGTCGCCGTTATTTAAAAATAATAATTCAATTGTAAAAGTTACTCATAGAGATAATGGTTTTGAATCATCTGGAAAATCGCACGTTTTCTTTAAAGCATTATCTAATGTCGGTGGATTTACATCTAGTGTTTTAAACAGTTCGTTGTTTAAAATTTCTAATGGAGGATTAGATTTCTACAACATAGTTGGTCCAAATAGAGCAAGTTCAAATTCTAACGGTGGTGGAGCTGCTGTTCTAGCATCATTCAATAGGAAATACGAAAAACTCTTTGCGGAAATTTCTTATTTACAAGCGCCAAAAACATCAATTGATACATTTGTAAGAACAACAAATATAATTCCAGTAGATTCAAATACACAAAACTACTCTTCATATTCTGTAAGTGATTATGAAAAAACATTTTTAAATCAAGAGCACTTCTTCTCAAATCAAAAAGTCGTTGCATCTAGAATTAATCAAATTTTAAATAATACAAATAATTCATTACAATATAAATTAAATCTTTCATCAACAGTTGCATACCTCTCACCAGTAATTGATCTTAGAGTTTCTTCGGTAAAATTATCTTCAAATAGAGTCGAATCATCAACAGGAAAAGAAGATAGGTTTGGTAAGCGTTATCAAAAAATATCTCTATTGCCCTTGTATGAATTAAATATTGGCGGAATGGGCACCACTGCAATTTTATTAAATCAAACTGTAGAGGGATTAACTTCTGGTGCAAAAGCAGAAGTCGTTAATTTTACCGCAACGCCGCCAACCATAAAAGTTAAAGTTACAAATAACGGCATATTCCGTCAAGATGAAAGATTATACTTTGGATTACAATCAATACCGACAGGAAATCTAAACGGAGTTAATGTCTCTATTAATCCTGGTGGAGTAGTATTAAAAACATCTAGTTTCACCATAGGTTCAACTATAGTTGCATTTAATCCAAGTGATACTACTAAAAAATATGATAATACGATAAGTGGAAAAGTTATTAATTGGGATCCTCAGGCAAAATTATTAACTATTGAAAATGATAAAAATCCGATATCTGGAGATTATACCAGTAAAATTACTCTCGGCAGTGCATTTACAAGAGCTGCTAATATTGCTGCTCAATCACCAGACATTTTTAGAGTTGGGGATTTAATTTTCTTTGATGGTATTCAAACGGGGGCAGAAAAGTGTTATGAAATTGGGGATATGAAATTCAGTAATGGAATAGATTTTGTTGATGAGACGGCAGCAAAAAATAGTTCTTCTGTTGCAAAATATGTAACTAAGGAAATAAGTATAAATTCTCCTGGAACAGCAATTGATACAAGATTAACTGTAAATGTTAAAGATGTAAGTAACCTAAAAGTTTTTTATAAATTTAAATTGGCATCATCTCAAGAAAAATTTGATGATATTGGTTGGCGTGCTTTTAACATAGATGGTAATCCAGATGTAAATGAAATTGCAACTCCACAAAATTCATTATCTTCTCAAACTGAAACACAAGATGCTTACCAAGAATTAAAATTTAGTGTTTCTGGATTACCAGAATTTTCTTCTTTTGCAATCAAAATTGTTATGAAATCTGTTGATCCATCATACGCACCAAAAGTACAAGACATTAGGACAGTAGCTTCTTATTGATATGTCAGAATACTTGAAGGTAGAGGGTTATGAAGATTATGTTCGTGATTTGAATACAGGAGCAATTATAAACACGCAAAAAAAACCAACAAAATCATTTTCTTCTGAGTTCAAAACAATTCAGCAAGATCTAAATAATTTAAAGAATGAAATTAGTGAGATTAAATCGCTTCTTCAAAAATTATCTCCATGACATTACGTAACGTAGCAAGAACTTTTACTCTAGATCAAGCAAGAATAGAATTTAATTTTCTTGCTACGGATGTAAATACTTTATCAACAACACTTAATGAACAAATAGACGATAGAGTTTCATCGTTACTAATTGGTGGCACTGGAGTTTCTACATCTTATAATGATGTTGCGAATTCATTAACATTATCATTAGATTTTACTGAATTTGATACTACAAGTATTACTGAGGGCACGAATCTTTACTATACTGACGAAAGAGTTGATGATAGAGTTTCATCGTTACTAATTGGTGGCACTGGAGTTTCTACATCTTATAATGATGTTGCCAATTCATTAACATTATCATTAAATTTTACTGAATTTGATACTACAAGTATTACTGAAGGAACTAACTTATATTATACACAAGCAAGATTTGATACTGCATTTACTGCTAAATCAACAACAAATCTATCTGAAGGAACTAACTTATATTATACACAAGCAAGATTTGATACTGCATTTACTGCTAAATCAACAACAAATCTATCTGAAGGAACTAATCTTTACTATACACAAGCAAGATTTGATACTGCATTTACTGCTAAATCAACAACAAATCTATCTGAAGGAACTAACTTATATTATACCAGTACAAGAGCAAATACTGATATAGACAGTAGAGTTACAAAATCTTTTGTAGAACTTCTTGATATAAGTGTAGGAAAGATTTCTTCAACTGCTGCTCCTTCTACTGCGACTAGTACAGGAACAGCGGGTGAGATAAGATACGATGCACAATACATTTATATTTGCGTCGCAACAGATACTTGGAAAAGAGTTGCTATATCTACTTGGCCATAAATAGTATGAGTTATTATTGACTTAAAATGACTGCATTAGAATTAAAGGATAAATTTCAATCTCAATTAAATGAGGCAACTTTGAAAATTATCAAAATTGAGGAAGATCTTTCTAACGTAAAAGAATATAAAACCAAACTTGTTGGTGCATTGGAAGCGTTGGAACTATTATTACAACAGGTCGAAGAAATTAAAGCGGAAGAATAATTAAAAATGTCTGCAATTCCAGTTAATATTGTAATAGATAAGAATGCAAACTTTGATGCGACTTTTTATTTAAGCAATAAAGACGGCACCCCATTAAACTTAACTGGGTATACTGGGATTTCTGCACTTAAAAAAAGTTATGCTGCTACATCTAGTATACCGTTTACACTGACATTTTTAAATAGAACTCTGGGGGAAATTAAAATATCCCTGACTGCAGCGCAAACATCCGTTTTAGATAGAAGAAGATATGTTTATGATATTTTAATAACGTCCACTAACAATTATAAGACAAGAGTTATCGAAGGAATTGTTGAGGTTACTCCAGGAGTTTCTTGATGGCTTACAATGTAAGAGTAGCAAACAATCAATATAGAATTGGATATAGGCCAAGTCCTCAATATGCTGTTGATGTAAATTATGAAATACCATCAAAATCTACACAAAATTCTAATTTAATATTAGATAATATATCTTCTCAATTTAATAACACTAAAACTACCTTTTCGTTATCAGTATCTAATACTCCATATTATCCTTTAAATTCTCAACAATTAATAATATCAGTTGATAATGTAGTTTTGGACCCTTCTGTTGATTATACGGTTTCGTCCAATAGCATTATTTTCACTACTCCGCCAAACACAAATTCAACTTTTTTTGGCGTTGCTTTGGCAACTACAGCAGATTTGACAAGAACTTTAAATTATGTAGTTGATAGCGGTTCCTTTCCCTTGTCTCCTGGTCCAAAAGGAAACATGACAATAGATGTAACGGGAACAATTGAATGTTGGACATTGATATCAGATACTATTGGTAATTTAGAATTAGACATAAAAAAATGTAGCTACAATAATTTTCCAAATTTTTCTTCTATTGTTGGTACAGAACCTCCAAAGTTGGGAGTTTTAAACTCATCAACACAAAGAAAAAATAAAGATGAAAATTTAACTACTTGGCAGAAGCAGGTCAATGCTGGAGACATTTTTCAGTTTGAAGTTATCTACTCTGTCAACATAACCAGGTTTGTAATTTCACTTAAATTGAAATTATAAATACCTCTAGGTATAAATAAAAGTAAACGCAACGCAATTTCGGAGAGTTTAAATGGCACTTTTAGTAACAGATAATGGGGAAATTGAATCTCTACGTAATTTATTGAATCACACTCAATCTATTCCCAGAAATCTTATCCTGAAACTTTTTACTAGTAATACATTTCCTACGGAGAGTGACGTTCCTTCTCAACTGGACTACTATGAACCATATGATAGTTCAAATACTCCTCAGTATGGTGCTGCACCAACCACTGGGTATCATCAAGTAATCAATAATAGAACTGATCAGGATTATACCAACCAATACGGTATCCTTTTGAACGGCAACCGTTGGAGTATCGAAACTCTTCCAACTGCAGCAGTTACCGTTAATGGTTCTGGGGTTGCTTCCACATATACAATAACAGTCGCGTCTAACGCTGGTATTAAAAAGGGCGATTATGTAACTGGCGGTTCTGTTGGAACTGGCGCTTATGTTGTTGATATCGACAACTTATCTCTCCAAGTAAGTGTAAAGAATACGGGAACATTTACTACACAACCATTGTCTTTTGGCAAAGGTAGAACTACCGCTTCATATCCAGAACAAACTTTCACATTTTCAGGCGCTGCTGGCGATGTTTATGGATATACACTTGTTCGTGCGAACAATATGCCAACAACCATTCATGGTGTTGTAGATGCTGCTCTTGCTGGCGTTGGTACACAAATAGTTAAAAGTGGAGTAAGAGGAACAATTGGAAATAATTATTTCACTCTTGCTGCGGTAACTTCAACTACAGCAGCAACTGGAGCTTCTGGTACATTTGAAGTGGACGTAACTTCAACTACTGGAATAGAAGTAAATCAACGTATTGTTGGGACTAACGTTGCGCCAGGAACCCGCGTAATTGGTATTGCTGGTACTACTGTATACATCAGTAAGTCCCTTCTAGGAGCTGTTAATGGAAACCTACAATTCAAGAAGAACGTAGGTCAAGAACTAACAAATGGGATGCGTGTTTCTCAAACCGCTACTCCAAATGGTATTGATACGGGTACTGTTATCATCGGTATTGATGAAGAAACAGCTGCTGCTGATGGAACTGTAAGGGTTTATCTAAGCAAAGTTCTAATTGATAACATTCAACCTTCAAATGGTAACGACACAGTTTTATTTGATTACAGTAGAGTTACTGCTCTCGGTCATGGTTTAGTAAAGGGCGATTGTATCTATATTGCTCAGGGAACTGGTAATACTACAACCGTTCCAGCAGCTTATACTGTATTTGAAGTTTATGATCAAGATACTTTTAGTACAACTAAAGCATTAGCGGGAACTGGTCCATTGACTCTTTATAGTTCAATCTTCTTTGCTGAAAGATTTACAAATGGTCCATATGCAATTCAAAATACTGGCGACCAAATTAAAGTAACATTAAATGTCAGCCTCGACTGATTAACACAATTGGATTTTTTATTATGGGGGGGTTGGCAAACGATCCCCCCCTTTTTTATCTGCATAAGTTGATATATGTCGGTATTCTCGTATGCTGGTACTGGTAACATAACTTCCCACAGGTTTTTATTTTTAGGGGAGTCGGTTTCGTATAGCTATATTCCAGCAATTGAGGATATTTTTGTTCGCATAGATTTAGGTCCACTTTTACTATCAACACCCACAGTTAGTATAGACCATGGTTCTGTAACACAGCAACAATCATATGCCCGCGAAGATTGGGGTTATATACGTTTCGAGCAAAGTCGTTATGCATTTGGAGACATAAAACTAGCAAGTAGTACAACATTTGTAGTTAAAAAGCACTACGTTGGTAGTGGTCAAATATTTGAATTTGGAAAATCACAAACAAGATTAGTAGCCCCGTGGTTAGTTTCTGGTACAGTAAGAGTATCTGGTATAGGACAAACTAGATTTGTCCCCAATTTTAATGCTAATGGTATTGTAAACTTTAAATCTTTTACAAATATATCAAGATCAGTCCAGCACTTCGGTGCTGGCAAAATATTCTCAACATCACTCTCGTCCACTACACAATCGAGAGTATTCAACGCAAGTGGTCTTTTCCATGTTCATGGTGCGTCTAAACTGGGTAGAACCAGATCATATCATGGGGAAGGTACACTACCAACATTATCAACAACAATAACCAATAAGACATTCTCTTATTCTGGTTCAGGATTTATACTGTCTCTATCATCTAAAATTGAAAATAGAGTATATTCTTATAATGGATCTTCAATATTTGATTTTAATTATGCTGATTACGGATCAGTTTCACAATCTGCTTCTTCGTTTATACAATATTCAGATATTGATGTAATTACAAGTGTTAAGGAAGATTGGGGATTAATTAAAGATACATTTACCAGGTATCCATTTGGAACAAAAAGAATATCTGGAGTATCTGCATCTTCATTCCTACCATCATGGGTTGGATCTGGCACAATCGCTGTCTCTGGAAGAGCGATTATCAAACAAAAACCGTTGTGGATTGGTTACGGTGTTATTGATATTACTGGATTATCAGTACCAAACTTCTCTCTATTACATCCAGGTTCTGGTTCTCTCTTTAGTATTGGCGGAGGAGATGAGCGCAGCACTTACGCCTACAGAGGATCTGGTAAACTATTCACAAGAATATCATCAGGAGAAGCAAATACAGAAGCATATGTTGGGTCTGGTGCTATCAATGTTTCTAGTTCTGCTGATTTCTCCTTTACTCCAAATTGGGTTGGAGGAGGAACAATTGAAGTTGGTGGTGGTGTAGGTGATGTATTAATCACACATTGTGAATCTGGATTCGGTCGTCTATTTAATATTTCTTCTAAAGAAGAGAGAAGAACTTATTCTTATAATAGTTCTTCTATAGAATTCTTTGAGTATTTAGATTATGGATTAGTTGCCCAAAATTATACTTCAAACTCCGATAATGGTCTTGTAACAGAACCAAGTACTGGAGGAGATGACTGGGGATTAATTAGAGATACCAGCACAAATTATCCATTCGGTGGCATACGGTTTGTATCTCAATCCAGAGATGTCCTGTCAAGATCCGCAGAATCTTCTGGTAGTATTAAAGTATTTGGTGCCAGCAAATTATTTGTTCTGCCAAGGCACAATGGAGAGGGAGTTCTCAAAGTTTCTGGCAACGCACACGAATCAAATACAGAAACATATGTTGGAGATTCCCAAATTAATATTTTTGGAGAATCAGTATCTTCTAATACAGATGTTTATTTGGGATCTGGCAATCTCTTTACAACTGCTGGGGCAGCAGAAGTATTCGGTGCCAATCCACCAGAAAATGTATCCTTGTTCAAACTTTCTGGTGTTGCTAATTATGCATTCAGACCAAATTGGGTTGGATCTGGATATGTCAATATCGTCCCAGATATTGTTTACGTAACAGCAACTTCGTCTTATAAGGGTACTGGCAATCTATTTAATATTTCGTCTAAGGAAGAAAGGAGGACCTATTCTTATAATGGATCCTCAATTGATTACTTTGAATATCTTGATTATGGTCTCGTATCGCAATCTGCTGTACAGTCCGAAGATTCTGGATACATTGTAGACAATAATGATGGAAGAACTGATTGGGGATTAATTAGAGATACTATTACAAATTATCCATTTGGTGGTTTGAGATTTGTATCTCTAACAAAACCAAACTTTAGTATAGGACACACAACATCTGGTTATCTGCCAGTGTTTGCTGGCGCCGCAGAATCTTTTGCTATACCAGCAATAATCAAAGAATCAACAATTCTTGTTTCTGGTTCTGCTCATTCAGCAATTACCAACAATTATCTTGGTCAAGGATCGCTATTTAATATACAATCTGCAGATATTAGCAGATCTCGTCAATATTATGGTTCTGGAACAATATTTGCAATCAATGGTGTTGCAGAATCGTTTGGTGCAAATCCACCAGAACAAATTCTACCAATCAATCTTAATGGTTCTGCTAGCACTTCGTTTACTCCAAATTGGAATTCGTTTGGAACAATACGTGTAGAATCTGAACAGGCGTATGTAATTACTACAAATGCTTATTCTGGATTTGGTCGTCTATTTGAGATATCTAGTAAGGAAGAAAGGAGAACTTACTCTTACAATACTTCTTCAGTTGTTGAATACGCTCATCTCGATTAT